TTTCAGGTGCTTGTATGGAGCCATATAAATGGCCTGATAAGTTCAATACACAATATGATTGTCTTATGTTTGGCTATGAAGAATCTTTAAAAAAAATGAAAGAAATAGGTAGAACTGATGTTAATCAATATAATATGTTTGTTAAATTCTACTGCACACCAGAAAAACCTAGCATTTGACATTGTGGCAAAATAATGATAAAGGAAATTTAATTTCTCACCATTACCTACCCTTATTTTTTTCCCTCTTTAGGGTAGGTGTATCATCTACAGATACATCCTTGTAAACTACCACTACCATCATTCATAATGTGTAGGTTTAACGTGTCAACATATCCTGTTAATTTTAGTCTTAATATTTCGCACAGGTCCATGCAATCGACTTCGCCCAATAAAGACACATGTTCCATCATCTGCTTTGACAACGGAATTAATTGATATAGTCCGTCGTTTAAAATAATTAGCTCCATCTGCAAACTCCTTTACTAATTTATACCAAAGATCTTTGTAGTAAGGATCTTTAGTTTTATTCCAATTGTTAGCTGCTTCGTCTATTTCTTTTTGTGTCATCAAAAACTTTTGTTCCATGATTCAAAACACTTTTTAATCCTGGTGCTTTTATATTTATGTCAACACCATAAGACTTCCATGCTTTCTTCATTAGATTTAATTCTAACAACAGATGAGACCACTGACCCTGCGCTGCATCTTCTACTTTTATTGTTATTACTTTTTCTTTCATATCTATAATGTAGGATACTTCAGGATATTGTCAACCTTTACCTTGACCTTTATATCTAGTTTGTTTTTGCTGTCTTTTTTCGTGTTTACTTTTATTTTTCTTGTGTTGCCGTGCACCTCTTTTTTTAGGTTTATCACGAGGTGTAAAATGTTTAAAGGTTCTCTTGGCCATCTGTCCAATCTTTTACAAATACATTCATATCTTCTTGTCTAGTTATGTGTGGTAAGTAAGTTATCTTTCCGTTTATATGCTGTTCAAGATCAGCACCACAATTCATACATCTATACATTTCTTTTGTAAGTCCAACTAACATTGTGAACTCATCACACGTTGGACATTTGCCATTTACGATTTCCGCTGTAATTTTCATTAATCTAATATTAACTTCTTTATAGATAAAGATCCATCAATATTTTGCTCTAACTCTGCCATAGATTTTATGCACTGGTACTTGACATGTCCATCAGGTTTTAACTGACGTTTAGCTACACGTGCCCCCTTGAGACATTCAGACATCGAAGTTTGGATACGTGCCTCCTTGATCTCTCCTTGTACAATCATAAGTAGGGCTACCACTAACTCTGTCATAATATTTTACCTTTGTTAATACCTTGCTTTACAACGTACTTTTGTGTACCATGCTTGCCAGTTTCAACTTCTTTTTTTAAATTCTTAACAAAGTTCATTTGTTTAGCTTTCTTTTCCATGTCAGAAATATATTGCACAATTTGTCTAGTAATTCTTTCCATTTTCTCTAACCTTATCTTTTAAGTTTTCAATATCCTCTAATGCTTTTTCTAATTGTTCTCTTAAAAATTCTATATTAACTTTGTTTGTCATATTCATCTCTTGAGTTTGTTCCATTTTCTCTACGGTCTTATAAAGATCTTCGATCAAAAAATGTTGTTCCTGGTCCGTGGGCACTTGTTCACTTTTTTTTAACAAATCATTCTCAAACAACTCACGTGATGTCTCCAACGATACTAATCTCGCCGTAAGCTCCGTGTATGCGAACACGCCGGCTGCGACGAGCAAAATCAAGCTAGCAACCGTCTTCATCGGCATCTGCACGGCAGCGGATTCAGATATGTTTAAAGGTTTCTTACTCATTTATTTTTGGTTTTGGTAATGGTAATATTATATTCTCATCTGTCAAGTATTTCGGTATTTTTAGCTTCTTTTTACTGGGTTTTATGAATTTATCTCCCATTAAAGTGACGTCTGGATTCTCTTTTTTGTAATCATCTTTCATATCATCCCACAAACTTTGTGAATCAGATGGTCTAGTATTATCTCGTGTAGGAGTGACACCTCTGCATTTAGATACAAGTAAGGCAAAGTTTTCATTAAGAGCTAGACTAGGATTGCTATTTACTCTACCACACATCTTCATCAATTCTAATTGTTGTTTGATTGCTACGTTTTCTTTTGATGTTTTACAATCTGTACCTAAATATTTTCTGTAAGTAAATCTTATACCTTGTTGTTCATTTGTACTACTATCACTGTAATCATAATCAGTGTCTCTTCTCTCTGTACTAATTTCAAATTCTCCACATCTTACACCATACTCGTTAAGATATTCATTTCTAGGATAAGCAGGCTGCATAAATAAAGCCATAAAACAAAGCATAAGTATGAGTATCGCTGTAAATCTGTAATCCATCTTGGCTATCTCCATAATTCATTACCTATTTAAATCCTTAATATCATAGTCGTGTTCTCTGACTTGATCTGCTAGTTGTCTATATAAATTTTCTGCCATCTGCCACGTAGATTCTGCAGAAGTTAGTCTTGTGTTTTGATCTACAATTTTATCTTCAACTACTTTTAAATCTCTTTTTAAATCTACAATTTCTTGCTGACTAGTATTAATAGTATCTGTAAGATTAACAATATAACGAACGCCAGTAAATGTACCAACTAGCACTGAAGCTACTACCGGCACTAATACAAAATTTTTTTTTAATAAATCTGCTAAATTCATTTTTTCTTTTCCTCAATTTCATAGAAGAACTTGTCCGTATCTTCTGTACGCCAGGCTCTACTATCTTCTACATTCCATTCAGATGTTTGCACTTTCCAGTCAGGTATATTATCTTTTACAGTAAAAGAAGGTATATCCCATATACATCTATTGTTTGGTTGTGCTGCATAATTACCATCGTCTAATGCAATTATGTGAGCGCACTTATGTTCGTGCGGAATCTCTGAATGATCAGTGTCTAGTATATTACTCTCTGGGTGTGCAAAATCAACAGTAAATAAATATTTACCTGGATGCCATTTTTTATCTTTACCTATGTATTTGCCAGCTTGTCCGTCTAGAATATCCCAAGAATGCACAGAAGGATAATAAGAGAAACAATTCCAAAGCTGTAGTTCATCAAGTCTTCTGGTTGGTACGTCTTCGACTTTGAAACCACGTTGAATAAACGCGCTAATTGGGAGGCGATAAAAGATTGCACCGTTTTCCATAATAGCGTGCCATAAGATGCTGCGACCTGTAAGAGCGCTAATACCAAAGATAACACAGTCTTCAACTTCTCCATGATGTTTTTGTAAGTCATATAAATACTCCTTTTTTATTTGCGCATATACTACAGGAATGTTTGCATTTAAGTAAGCCATAAATTAACCTCATTTTATTGTACCCCAATTTGGTCCAGATTCAAAGTCTACTTTGTTCTTAACTTCAAGAGGTATTGTTTCTTGCATAATTTTTCTTATCTCTTCTGGTCCTTGGTCCGTGATCGAAATACAAAGCTCATCGTGTATTTGTATGTGAGGCACTATACCTTTTTTATGTAAATCTACCATAGCCTTCTTTGTCATATCTGCAGCGGACCCTTGTATCAATCTATTCAAAGCCTTGTAAGTAAATGCAGGTGTGTAGTATCTATCAAAATAATCCATGTAATTAGGATCTATTTTATTTTCTTTAAACTTCTCTATCATTTCAGCTTTAAATGCTTCTTTTGCTTGTTCCTCTGTGTACAAAGGCACTTCGTTAAATCTATTTGTTTCAGGATTCCATTCTTTGTTTGTTGTCTCCCACTTATTAAACCTGCAGAATCTGTCGTACAAAGTAAATAATAATTTATTCTCTTTTGCAAATTGTATTAATTCTTGTGATAGCTGTCTTACAAAAGGCACACGTCCATGATATTCATTAAATAATGCTTTTGCTTTAGCTTGATCTAGTCCTAATTCTTTCTGTAATTTTATCTTACCCATACCATAGAAAAGACCTAGGTTAATTGTTTTTGCCTGTTTCCTGGAGATATTAGCCATGTCAGCGACTATCTGATGGAAATCCGCATCGTCCTTGTCAAATTCTTCTTGGAGCGTCTCCGTGCCTGGTAGGCCTAGTTTAATTGCATAGTGCACTACAATACGTGGCTCCTGTTGTGAGTAGTCAAAGCTACCCCATTTACAGCCCTCTTCAGGTATAAATAGTTCTCTCATCTTTTTGCCGATATACCCTTTAGATGGTATCTGTTGTAAGTTTGGATTAGACATACTAAATCGACCAGTTACAGTTCCTCCTGCATCTGATCTAATCTGATTTATATCTGCGTGTATTCTTTCTTCATGCACATAATCTAACAAACCATTTACGAAAGTATTAACTGCCTTGTCATACTCTCTTGCTTTTGCAATCATACGTAAACATTTATTGTTATGTGTTTTTAAATAATCTTTTGGTAGTTGTGGCATCTTTGATTTTGGTGTGACCTTGTAATCTTTGATACAAAGATGATCTAATAATTTTTTAATTGATGCTGCAGCCCAGATGTCAACTTTTATTGTTGTAATACTTTCTATTGCATTTACAATTTGATCTCTACGTTTTTTAAGATGTCTGCCAAACGTAATAGCTTTTGCGACATCTATTCTAACGCCTTTGAATTTCATGTCAACTAAACATAAAAATAATTCTGTTTCTAATTCAAATATTTGTCTACAAGTTTTTTGTTCTCCATCTTCTTTGATGTATAATACTTCGTCTATTTTTTTATTAAATAGATTCCATAATTTATAAGTTAAGTTTACATCTTGTTTTGCATATTCTTTTACAATTGATGCAGGTAGTTTATGCATGTTAGTCATTGGGTCCTTAACTGTACCACCAGACCATTCTAATGTTTTTTGTTGTAAATCGTATTTGTATTTTTCTTCGTTGAGATAATCTTTTGATAATGCATCGAGTGAATATTTAAATCTGTTCTCATCAATAACAGATGCAGCTATCATAGTATCGACTATTCTACCTTTCATCATCTTACCAGTTACAGCTCTAATCCAACAAACATCATACATTGCATTGTGAAATACTTTTGTGATGTTTTCGTTTTGAAATATTTTATCATTTAATACTTCCCATATCTTGTCTATTCTTTCAGGATCTATGTCAGTATCTGAATGACGTAAAGGAAAGTATGATGTATCTTTACCTGTTGCAACAGCTATACCACAAATGAAACCATCGTTTCTTATAGCACCTAAACCTTTTGTTTTAAGATTTGGATCGTATGTTTCTATATCAACTGCAACTGTATCTACACCGTTTAGGTCTAGATCTTCTGGTGTATTACACATTATAATCTCTCTCCAATATCATTTCTAAATAGTGTATTGCCTTCTTTATATCTTGCTCTTTCCCTTTCGACTGATGTCGACAGATATACTTTATAGCATTACCCTCTGCAAAAAGCAATTTGTTCTCATTAATAAACTCTGCTGGTTGAATCTTCATCGATCGATAGTGCTTCCCACCTACCTGCTCTTCTAATGAAGAGTATGTTGTTCCTTTAAATATATCTTTGTGTGTCATCTTACTCCTAGTTTATATTTGTCTTGTGATGCTATTGTCCAACAGTCAAATCTGCCACGACTATACGCTACGTATTTTAATCTCAACTGACTAAAATAATCTTCTGGTCTAAATCTTGTGTCGTCTACTATGACATTATCAAAAGTTAAACCTTTTACGGTGTGAATGTTTGCATACTTAACTCTAACTTCACCGTTAAGATCACAACCATTTCGTAAAATTTTATTAATATATAATATTCTGTCTTCTTCTGTTTTAGTTCTTATTAATGCAAAGTCTTTTTGAAATTTTGAATTTTCTTTTAAATACTTATGATATATTAAATAATCTATATTGTATTCTCTATCTACCCATTCTTCAAAAGTTTCATCTCCTCTTCCATGCACTATAACTTTACTACCCATATAACTCCAAAAATCTTTTATTTGTTTTAATGGCATTGCTTTACCGCTTGCAAACTCTGGCCATAATTTATGACATCTTAATTCTTTCTTTGGTACGTGAGCCGTGTTCCCTACATGTGCAAACTCTATGCCGTGTTTCTTAAAAAACTTTTTAACCCATGCATCAGATGGCTTTTGACGATAAGTAAATAAAAAAGTCTCTTTAGTATTTTTTATTTTATCTAATAAAATTTCTAAAGCGCTACAATTTTTTTGTAGATTTGGGAGATAATAATGATTTCCTGTTATATCAGTAGCTTTCCATACTCTATAAGTTCCATAATGATGCCATATTGGAGCTATAATTTTTTTACATAAATTGTTTATAGTTTTACTACATCTATGTCCTTGTTCTAATTCCTTTGCACCTTGTGATAATTTATAAAATTCATGTGCATCTGCACCCGCCCATTCAAATATAGTTTGATCAGGGTCTCCCACAAACCAGTATTCTTGTGCATTAGTTGCAATTTTATCTAATGCTATTTTTTGTGTTTTATTACTGTCTTGTGCCTCATCTACTATCAAAGCATCTATGTTTGGTTCGACTGCTTTGTCTATAAATCTTTTAATCATATCGTGAAAATCTAATTTACCATTGTCTTTGTTATATTTTTCTACGATTGGTAACATTGTTTCTATATCAGTTATAGAATAGCCATGGTATTTTTTG